CATTATGGCGAAACTAAATGGACTGTAAGTGTTGAAGGCACTGACGGTTTATACGAATACATTAGAGGTGGACAGAATTTTACGTTTGATCAACTAAATGATAATCTAAAACAATATGACTTTGATAGAATTATTATTGCTGTAACTGTAATGGCATATAATATTGCACACTTAGATAAAATACAAACTTGGTTCGATGCTAACAAAAAAGATAACTGGAGTATATACTTTAATAATGTTGTAGCACAACCGGCATACTTAAATCCGAGAATACTTCCAAACGAGATATTGCAAAATATCAATTATAAATTATCTAATATTAATTATACACAAGATGAATTTTTAGGAAAACACGTAGAAAAATTTGTTAACTATACTAAAGATTTAGATAATATTAGAAACACAAGTGTTTTAGATTATTGTCCCGAACTTAACAGTCTCTTTGAATAGGATCCATTGCAATATAGTGTAAGTTTAAATCTGTCGGACTATCAATTACCCATTTAACCATCTTGCCTGCTTGTAATAAACTAATTTTGTTTATGTCATCTTTTTGTATTTTATACTTAGAACGAAGTTGACCGAAAGCAATATTGCTTATTCTAATTTTGTTTGTACCCCAACAAGTATTCTTACAAAGTTCTTTTGCTCGTTCATCTAATGCTGTTTTGTTTTTTACATAATTTTCTGCACTGAACTCTGGAAACCCTTCTGGCTTTTCTAATGGTTGTGATGTATCTGAAACTTTATTCCAAAATGCACTTGTACTACTAATATTGATGATATGTGATCCATTAAAGATAGGGTATACTTTTTCAAGTAATGTAACTTGTTCACCATTAGGACCATATTGACTGTTTACAAAAATATCAAAGTCCTTGATATAATCAGCAATAGCATCTAAATTTGTTACGTCCCAGCCGTTCCAACGACCGATAAATTCTACCCTATTATGATTATAGGCTTCATATATGCCTTTGCATAAACCTTCGTAGTTTGGATTTCCTGTTACAACTATTCGCATTTATATTCCTCCGGTACTGTACCCCAACCAACTGTTCTGTCCCAGGCACGTTGAGTATATGTGTTTGTTACCTTTGCATATGCTTCTTCAAAACCGTCTTCACGTAAATATGATTCTTCCATATACCAAACTCTTTTAAAATAACTATCGTAGCAATCAAAGATACATTCTTCTGTTGCATTAAAGTGTCCCTTTACTAACCAAAATACTCTATATGCATCTTTGCGTATTACGTTTGTCATTCAACTTCCTTTCTAATGAATATGTCGCTTAAACAACTACACACACTCTTACCACATACTATTGGCTCAGTGGGTAATTTATATCGTTCAAGGTTACCTAATGCACCACCATATTGACAATCGGCTCTGTATAGGTTACCCCACATGTCTACATTTACTCCGTCAATACCTGCCCAACATTTCCAACCACTAAACTGATTCTTTTCTTGTAGTAAGATTTCGTTAGCAGTAACTACTGAATTATTTAGTAGCAACTCTCCGCGGTGTAAATTACTAAAGTCAAACTCTCGTTTGTACTTCCAGTTATTGATCAAATCTTTTTGCTCTTGTGTGTAAACTGTAACTTTATTTGTTACATGTTCTTGACTTGTTTTGTCTACAATCACCTTAGGCTCAATTGTAAGATTATCACTACCTTCATATAACTGTTTAGCAATGCCTTCTAATTCATTAAATTTTTCTGGCACCATCATTAGATGTACAGCAACAGGACAGTCAACACTGTTTGCTACTTCAATAAAATGTTCTACATCTGCGTATTGTGGGTGATACGAAATAATAAATCCGTCTGCGTAATTACTAATTTCTTTGTAGTACTTTACACGTTGGCTTCCGTTTGTAACAAAACTAAAATAATGTCCTTGCTTCTTTACAAGTCTTGCAAGATCAATAAAGTGTTTCCAGTATGTAGGTTCTCCGCCGCTTAATCTGTAGCACATTGTCTTTGGTACTTTTAAATTTTCAACAAAGTGTTTTACAGTTTCCCATTTAGGTTGTCCTGTACTTCCGTTGTGCAAAATGTCTGGACAATACTCACAACGGTAATTACACTTGTTGCTGAGTGTCCAACTAACAAGGAACCAATTTTCTTTAGTAATATCCTGATACTCTAACTTCATAATAATTCTTTAAATTGCTCCATTGCATTCGTACTCATAGTAGGTATATAACTTGGATCACGTGCAATATCTAAAAGTAAAATCACCCTTGTATCATTACCCCTGTTGTAAGCAACATGTTCAATTGTATCATCAAACAAAAAACCTTGACCTTTTTTCCATTCATGTTTTGTATCACCAACAATCAATGCACTATCTCTTGCTTCATGAATACAAATGTGTGCTTTCCAAATATATTCAGCAAATCCTTTATGTCCACTATGCGGTGTTATTTCAACCCCAGGACGTAAAATACTAAACATTGCTCCAACAATTAAATCTTGATCTAATAAGTCTTTTATTGGAGTATCAAAAACTTGTTTCTTTACAGTTTCATTATTTTTTACATACGTGGCTTTTAAAGGAATATAATCCCAATTACCATTATAAATGGTTCCGTCTGGAAATGTGTATGTGTTATCTACAAGTTGGTTATAAGTTGATTCAACATCGTTAAATCTTGTTACAAAACTGTCTATTATTTTAGTCGGCCAAAAGCCCATTTTCTTTCCTCACACCACCAGCATTCTCCGCAATGTTCCATACCAAGATTATGAATGCCATCTCTTGGATACCATTCACAACTATAAGTTAACGGAAATAATGATTTTAATAATTGTTGATCTTCATAAATTTTTGCTATCACTTTTTTATTATGTGTAAGCCAAGGTGTGTATATCCAAGGATATCCTTCTGACCTGGCATCATATAATTCATCTTCTACTATAGGATTATCACGTGCTAAGTCTCTCGGCGCATAATCTTTATCCATTGTATCTAAAATATCCTTAGGAGGATTAGCAGTTACACCTAACTGTGCAATATTAATATCAACTCCTACTTGTTTAATCATATCTCCTAAAACTTCAGGACCGTCTGGTTTATCACCTTGCTGATGTACTATATGGTGTATGACATTGTGCTTATTTGTTAACTGAACACACTTGTTTAACACCGCAGTCATAGCAGTAATATTTTTCAATTCTAATGGATTATTAGCAAGAGTGAAAACATGTATTGGGTCATCACTATGTAATAGTGTTAGATATAACATCAAAGAGCTTTCTACTCCTCCACTACACATTAAACCAATAGGTCCGGGGTATATATCAAACCAGACATTGTCTAATAATTTTATACGTTTTATAGGGTCCATCGTTCATCCAACTGTTTTAATGTATCAGGCACTGCTTTAAAATATTCTTCATCAGCATTTATAGGCAAACAGAATCTAAATATGTGTCCGTGTTTTTTTAATAAAAAGAATGTGCCATAATTACCAATGACATCAAAGTCTGCTTTTTTAAAATATTCTTTAGCAGTTGACACAATAGTATATACGTTGTTCATATAATTTTCTTTTTTCAATACTAAAATATATTCAAGCATACTTAATATACCAGACAAGCAAAAACTGTATGTGTGACCATGCAACCAGTTCTTATCCTGTAACTGCTCATGTATCTTGTTATTGTGCATACTAATTGCTAATGGAAAGAAGCCACCTGTAATTGCTTTGCCCATTACAAATATATCAGGCGCTACAGGCAAGTTATCGAATCCAAAAAATGTTCCTGTTTTTCCGCCGCCCATAAAGATATCATCTATAATTATTATAACATCATTTTCTTTTTGTATGCGATTTATTTTTTCCCAAAAATCTTTAGTGTATGGTTCAACTGTTTGATAATGAGGACAAGTTTCAATTATGATGCAACTTACGTCCGACCAATCTATATCTTCTTGTAATGTTGGTGATGTTTTAATTACGTCTTGATAAGGATTCATACCATAGTATGCACCTTCTAATCCAACATCTCCACAACTTAATGTTAATAATGTTGCACCATGATAAGCATCGTCAAAACTTACAATCTTTTTACGAGTGTTTCCTTTACTTTGATGATACGCAAAGGCTACTTTAATTGCAACTTCTACTGCATCACTACCTGATAAAGTATATATAGGTCTATACCCATTACTCATTTCGTAAAGTTTATCTGCTAATTCAATATGAGGACCATTTAGTGTTGGTTCAAATGCTTTGAATACATTATCTCCTGGTTCTGGTTTATACTGTTTTAGTTCATCACAAACTTTGTCTATAATACCATGATCATCGTATGCTAAAGGATATGCTGTATAATGCAAAGTAGTATCTACAACTTTTACACCATTTCTGATAGTACCAAACTTCCAATGTTCGGTATCTACTTCAACTTCTTGTTGCTTACCTAAAATTAATCCTTTATACATCATATGCTTTTTCCTAATTCAGGAAATATTTTACTATAGTTTAAACCTCTTTGTTCATCTAATACTCTAAGATAATCAAGTGTTTGCGGTAATTTTGATGACCAATCTTCTTCCATCATATATTTTATTAAACCTTCCCAGCGTATTTTACCCATTGGATGTTGATTCCATTGTGTATTAAATTGTTGCCTATTAATAAATTTTTCAATACGTTCTTTAGCAAATTGTTTGTGTTCCTGTGGTAAAACTCGTACATTTAAGTATGAAGGAAAATAAACAAGGTGAGTACTAATCATACCTCCCTGTGTAACAGAATTAACTCTCTTAAATTTTTGATCTAATTTCCATTCTGCAAGTTCATCTAAATATGCAACGTTGAGCAACTGTACTGCTGATGCTATGTTTATATTAACATTAGTAGCATCTGTATCAAGAATCTTAATATTATTTTCTATGTCTTTCCATTTACTTGGATATCTAATATAGTCATTCTTTTCTCCGTAAGCATCAATACTAAAGTTAAATGTTACTTCTTTAAACTGTGGCCATAACTTAAATAGTTCTGGTTTTAATGTTAGTCCGTTTGAATTATATCTAATACAACAATTTTTAGCATATCCTTCATCAACCATAAACTGTAAAATATTATAATGTTCAGGAATCATAAGAGGTTCGCCGCCTGCAAAGTATAATTCTTTAATGTGTTCTGCTTGGTCTTTCATAGACTCAAGGAATGATCCTTTTTTGTACCATGTGTAATCAAAGTCTTCGTTCCAACTTTGATCTTTAATCAGTTGTTCATTTTTATACTTAGGATAATTTAATTTCCATTCTTTGATCCAACTTGAACTATCATGTGGACTGCACATTACGCATTTCAGATTACATACGTTACCTAAACGTAAATCAAAATAAGGTACATTGACTGGCAAGTTTCCTTCATTGTCTGTTTTTGCTACAATACTATCAATGTCTAAACGCTGTTTCCATACTTCTGTTTCCCATTGACGTTTACTAACAATACCTTTGCTTTCTTCTGCAAAGCATTTCCGACAACTTGCAGGTATTTGATCGTTTAACATTTGTAATCTTGTGTTACGCATATGTTCACTGTTCCAAACTTCTTCAATAGTATGTTCACGCAAATTCATACTGACTCCGTCTTTCTTTACAAGACCTGCTGTTTTGTCATCTTCAAGACCTGCCCCTGATGCATTAGCAGTACAGCAAACTCTAACATCACCATTAGGTCGTGTTGCTAAATGTATCCAAGGTAAAGGACAAAATGTTTTAGACATGTTCCTTCCTTTCAAACTGTGCATTTAGTTTATCGAAACTTCCGCATTGTTTAGAACACTCTGCTATTCCGGTTGAACTCCAACAACTGCTAATACTACCAAAGAAGTTGCTGTCAAATATTTCTTTAAATGATTGTTTATGCAAGTTAGGAAACTTACCAATCTTTACCATATAATCTATTCTACTGCCACTGTGCTGTGGTAACCATTCTAAGTCTAACCAACAGCAAGGACTAACATTACCATTTGCACTTATGTACATTTGATTATCTTGTTTTGCTTTACAAGTAATAGTAGGTAAAACTTCTTGCTGGGCTTTTTTTGCTGGAGCAATCATTTCAAGACTTTTGCTCGACGGCAATAGTGTATGTGTAACATTATAATTGTCATCAAGTACATCAAACCTACCGTCTTTGAATCTTGTAGTATGTTTGATACTAAATCCCCTGAACCCCATATTTTTACTCAACTGCTCACAAGTATCAACTTGATGTTCATTATGTTTGAATACAAGCATGTCCCAACGTGCATCGCCACCTTCGTCAATAAAATGTGATGAATTTTGCATAATCTTTTCAAAGTCTGTATTAATTCTGTATAACTTATGAGTATCTTCTAAACCGTCAATTCCAAAAACAACTTTAACTTTTAATTGTGCAAGTTGTTTCCACCAGGTAATGTTTCTTCCACTTCCGTTAGTATGCATCTGTAGTGTCATTTCAGGATTTGTATCTCTTAGATATTTAAAAATTTCTAATGTATCTTTAGCAACAATAGGATCACCTAAGTTACCACACATATTGAGAAACTTTAATTGACGCACAAAATCTCTTGGGAACCAATTAACAAATGTTCCTAAGTCTATTTCTTCTAAATCTAAACCTTGTAGTAACGGTCCGCCATGTAATCTTCTCGGACACATAGGACAACGTGCTTGGCATTTAGAAGTTACTTCTAAATGTATCGATGTTATGTCTTGATAGTTATACATTACTTCTGATTTAACCTTTCTAATGTTGCTTCAATAGTTTTGACATCTAAATCAACATTTACGATTAACCAATAACTGTCAGTAAAACTACTGTTAAAAAGATAGTGCATTTTTAAAGTATCTACAAAATAAAGTCTTCCTACATCCCAGTGTAATGTTTTATCTTCTAATACAAAATTAAAAGAAGGAGGATTAACATTACGCAAAGGCATTATTAATCTAAAACTATCTGCTACTCCGGTAGTATAATTCCAATCTCGGTGTGGTGGAAAAAAGCCTCCAGGCCCAAACTTTAAAAAGTGTGTTCTGTAATAATTATTGTTCCAAGGTTTAAGTATATCATGTATTTGCTTGTTTAGTACTGGTGTAGGAACATTAAATTCTTTCTCAGAATGAGCTGTATTATTTTCTTTGTTGTATTCATATAAACTATCGAGATCTGGAACTCCTGTAATTCCGCCATCAAGACTGGTAACACTTAATCCCCATCTATTAACATCTTTGCGTGGATTATATTTTTGCCATTCAAAGTCATTAGCCCAAGCAATTAACATTTCTGGGTCAGTTGTTATGTCTAATTCTATTTGTTGACCGTACTGTGTTAGGTTGTGTATCATTTCTTTTTTCCTATAACCATAAATCTTTTGTACTTAGGTAATTGAATCTCATCTTTTACTTCTATATCTAATAAACTTTTCCTTGCAAATTCATCTAAACTATCATAACAATTAATATGCTCTTCTAATTCGTAATAATCATTGCTTTGTACAATAACTTGTGCAGAGTTTGGTACATTTTCTAACCACTTTTTATATTTTTCTTGTGTAATATGTTCGCAACTTGTATTAATTACAATGTATGGTTCTGTTTTGTATTCGTAATCTACCATATCACAAGTCACTGCTTCAAACTTACCTTCCATTTCGTATCTCTTGTTTACTGTGGTTGCAATTTCTTTGCATACAGGATCAACATCAACACTTATAATTTTTTTAATACCTATTTCGCTGTTGAATAGCATATTTGCCAGCAATCCATTCCAGCCCCCGTGTATAACTATCTCAGTATTACGTACTATTTTGTTCTTTTCTGAAATAGTATTAATCAACCATAACTTAGATTGAATCTGTCCTCCCCAGAATGTCTCAAGTGTGCGGTCTCTATCTTTGCTGTTACGAATAGCGTCCATCCAGAACTTAATATCTTGAATATCAATTTTCATTTCTAATCTTCTTATTATATTTAACTGCTTCTTCCAACAAGGTAAACTCAGCATTGTAACCGTGTGCTTGATGTATTAGTGCATCTACGTCCTTAGGAAAGCAATGGCCACCAAAACCACGCTTTTCTGTTACATGCGAATGGCTATGTCCTATGCGTTCATCTTCTGCAACAAATTTTCGTACTTGTTTCGAACTAACTCCTGCATTATTGCAAAGATCCTCTAATTGATTAAAGAACGCTACTTTTAATGCAAGGAAACTGTTACGTGCATACTTGGCTAATATTAATTCTTCTGGATTTGCTGTCTTTACTGTTATAGTTCCAAGAAGTTCTACAAAAAATCCTGACCAAAAGTGTGTACTATCGCCGCCCAGCAATACCGTCTTTGTGTTTGCAAAGTCTATTACTGATGTTTTAGCACGTAAAAACTCTGGACTAAATGTTAACTGCTTTTTAGGAAATGTATCTTTAAGCATACGCCAACCTTCAAGACTTATTGTACTTTTAATTAAGATAGGGACATCTGGTGCATCTTGAATAACTTCAAATACGTTATTCATATCACAACTTCCATCAGATCGTCTTGGTGTACTTACACAAACAATAATCGCTTCTGCATGTTGTAAGTCTGCATAATGGCCAAACTTGTAATCGCTGATTAAAACTGTATTTTTGTTTTTCATACACTCAGCAATGGCTTTGCCTACGTAACCGTAACCTGCTATTCCTATTTTCATAATTTCCTCTTTGGTATTTTACTATCTGCACTGCTTACACAACTTGGTGTAATACAAGGCATTGGTTTATTAAACAAACTGAATCCTTCAGTTAGTGTTCCTAACGGTTGGTCATGACAACTGTAACTACGCTTAACTTCGTTGTTTCTAATTATACAACTTTGGTATCCACTATTACATTCCCAACCTTTAAATTTATTAAATCCAAATGCATTTAATCTTTCTGCTTGGTCAATACTGTATTCTATTCCATTAACATCTTTGAGTGACATTTGGTGTACTGTTTGTTCGCTCTCGGTCTGTAATATATTTTTTTGCTCTTCGGTATAACCGTCAACCACAAAAGAAGCGGTAGGATCGGACTGAGGCTTAAGAGTAACATGGAGACCACGTTCAATAAATCGATTACTTCTTGCATAATATTCTTCCCATAGTTCTGGTACCATAACTTGATTGATAGTTATGAACACTCCATTATCCTGAAGATACAAAAGTTTATCTCCAAATTCTTTTTCATCCGCAAATTCTGCATGAAAACTTGCTGTAATACTTCTTCTGTCCATAACATCTGTAACATCTAAAAACTTTTTCCACCATTTCTTTGCTGGACTACAATTACTTGTCATGTGTATGCTTAGGTATTCGCTTTCATAATCTTCATAGTGATTAACTAAATCTAAAAAGCCTTTGTATGCTGTAGGTTCGCCGCCACTAAAACTAAAATGAAACTTATCAAATCCATTTGCTTTTGCTTGTTTTTTAATTTCATCAATTGATGTTTTGTAAATTTCTAATTCCTGATAGTCTGGCTTGTCAGTGTTAGCATACGGCCAACAGTAACTACACTTGTAATTACAGAACCTGCCAAGGATCCAACTAACGCTGAATAGATTAGTATCTAACATTGTTTTCTGCCCAAGACTTACTATGTCTTTAAATGGAATCTTTGTATTCGTCATACTGCTCCTTCAACCATTCAAAGTCATTTATTTTATATAAAATTTCTTTATTATCTTTGTGTGCTTCACCAAAGTGTTTTCCTACTTGGGCACCGTGAATAGCATACTTGCCAAACTCTCTGTCAGCACCTACTGTACACCATGTTGTTAATCGGTGTTCTGTTTCTTCGTCTACTTGACCTGGTATAGTTTTACTTGCTAATTTTACGCATTCTCTAAATGCACCTCTCCATGTACTAAGAGCATCTGTGTTAAATGCAGTTAGGCAACTGATCTCTGGCATTGCTTTGAATTTATTACTAATGCTTGTAGTCATGTCGGGTATAGAGATGTCCATGTTCAGTGTGAGTGATCGTGGTAGTAACTTAACACCTCCATACCCGTATTCCAAGAAGTTAATCGGATTCATACTTCGCCATACATGTACTGTTTCTAAATCCCACTCGGAAACCTTGTAATCAAATTGAAAGCCGCTTGATAATTCTGCATCACCATCTACAACCCAGAACATTTTAGTAAAACATTTTTTAGCCGCGGCAATGTGTGCTTGATGTATTC